AAACTGCGTTCCGAGGGAATACTCAAGGGATGATTATATTTATGTCTATATGATTAAGCAGTTCTCTGCGGGAGATATCACAGTCAGACCTTTCAGTACGTTCAAGAATTGGACTGTGCAGAGCATTGATCCCAATGGTACGGATGTTTATGGCTATAATACTTATTATAATAACAAGATAGAAATAAACGAGGGTATCAAATTAGATAAGTTCTTCTATCCATCCAGCAGTCAATATTTTATATCTTCCAGCGAAATTGTAAACCCATCTGGAAAATATGCCCGCAATGTCTATAGCATGACGGATGCAATGTTTTATAGATATAATGATGACCCATTGAAACTGTTTGGCGTTGAATATTATACGCAAGATCCAGAAACAAAGAAGCAAGAGGTGAGAAACATACATGATAGAATTGTCACAGCAACATTGAAGCACAATGTTTGGGGAGAAAAAGTCAGACCATATACAGTAAGAATAATTGACAATTCAAATTTCCACGAAACATACAACATCTTTGACGATGGTTACACAAATCTTTATGTAAGTGGGTCTCATTTTCCTTCGGTGCAGCAATTGGGCGCAGTAAGAAATGATGTTGCATTGCCATATTGGAACACATCAAGTGGAGAATTTTATGTGTATTTTCCAAGTGGAGTCACTCAGTCTGTCAATTACATCAACGCCAAGCAATATATGGCGATGGGACTTACGGTTAAATACATTGAGCCAGACACTGGATCTCGTTTGTTTGACGAGTCTTATCACAAGGATATTTTCCAAGCAGACAATGAACACTTTGGAGAGTCTGTAAGCACATGGGGAAGATATATTGCAGTGGGATCTTCGATGGATAGTTACAGCTTGTCTGATTTGCGTCTCGGATATGCCTCTCTGTTCAAGTATGATGACTCTGTATCTGGTCATAGATTGATGTTCAAAATCAACTTTCCATTCACTCAAAGTCTTACAGACACATCGTCATACTTTGAAGACTCTTTCGGTTATTCGGTATCCATACGCGATAGCTTTTTGGCGGTTGGATCTCCAATAGGTTCTGCGTGCGATTGTGCCATATACCCCGGCTATGTGTGCGTCTACAACAAAAATAAGGGTGGAATTGATAATTGGGGAATTGTCAATTTGTTGAAGGGAGACACCAACGGTGATCGCTTTGGAAATTCGGTTGCATTAGACAATAATCTTTTGGCTATAGGAGCACCAAATGCAAGTGGTAGTAAAGGAATGGTGTATATTTTCAGAAGATACAAATACATGGACGATGAAACTCCATGCTATAGCCTAGAGACTGGTTCTGTGTGGAAACAAGTTGTGACCGTTGATGATTTCTGCAAAGAAATGGCCACAAGCTCTTACATTGCATCTCAGAGCTATACTCCAACATTTGTATCTGGTAATTTTTCTTGGCAGTTGGAAGCAAAGATTACTTCAAGTATAGCTGCGGCTGGAGATAGGTTTGGATGGGCTGTGTCTTTGGATAATGATAGGTTGATTGTTGGTACAAACAAGACTGGCGAAGGATATGCCACCTTGTTCACATGTTCCTACTACTCTGCTTCGTTGGACGCATGTTCTACCGCTTCATGGAAAGAAAACAAGCGGTTTGTTGCAAATTCTTCATATGGAGATCTAAACACTTCTTCTCCATTGTACACAATAGATGTTTCCAACACGGCAATTCCAACAAATGGATTTGGAACATCCGTTGCAATAAGCGGAAAAAATATTGTAATTGCGTGCCCTGCTGACAGAGCATTTAAGCCATATGCATCTTACAGTGGTAGTCTTGTTCTTGGTGCCGCATATTTCTACAGTTATGTATATGACAAATACTGCGAGGACTTTAGGTATAACCTTGTAAACAAGTCGTTTGGATTGAGGGAATATACAACAAGTAATAATTTTGCAAAAAAAGTTTCAATTGAAGGAGACACTGCGGCTGTGACATCTTGGGCAGACAAGTTGGCATATAATGTAAACTATGTAAACTATAGTTCAAGTGCATATATTTTGGAGAATTATTCATATCAAGCATCTGCTTCTCAAGATGGAGTTTTGGGTAGAGTAACAATATACAACTATGACACCACGACGGGTTCATGGTATATTTCAGGAGATCTAAAGAGAAACAAAGAAAGCGGAAATCCAAACAACATATATGGATATTCTGTTTCTGTAGGCAGTGAGTTCATGTGCGTTGGTGCGCCGATTGTCAATGTAGCAAATACTTCTTCGTATTATGACATCATCAACGAGTCTACTCAGTCATTGTATATGCCATCAACCTACTCTGGATCTGTGTATGTTTATGATCTAAGAAAGTATGAAGAAGATCCGCTGATCGGAAATATATTCTACAAGAACGGTCATTTTGTTCTGACAAATACAGGATCAAATTACTACAATATATTCTCTGGAACAGGTTCGGCTGGATTTGATCTCAAGTATCGAGGTACACATACCATATTTGAGCATGAATATTTGATATCAGTGCGGCCGGGCGAATTCAACTATAGCACAAATCCATCCGCACTTGTTCAGAACCCTCTTGTATTTGATGCAAATCAAGACGGAGTATTTGATTATAGCGACGTTGATTTGATCATGCGTTATTTGAGATTGAAAAAGTTTTATAGCGAGCTTGTGTTTGATGACAATGGCATTGTGTTGGAACAAGATACATTGAAAGATTATAGTTGGTGGGGCAATGATATTCTGCAAACAGAGTCCGAGGATGTGTTGCTGCAAGAAAGTCAATATGCGCAATACTTGATCAGTTCTTCATTCAGCGCATTCACCAATACAGTGTTCAACTATATTGAGAAAAATCTGGTATCAACTGGACTGTTGGACATTGATGGCGACGGTAATATCAATTTAAATGACGGTAGCATTTTGGCGCTGTATTATTTCAACAAATTAAACCCAACCAATCTTTCTCCATACATCAATGACGCATCCACAAGAAGATATGTTTCTGATATATTTGAATATCTGAATGCATATTGTGGCCAAGATACATCCAGAATATTGCCAGTATTTCATGACTATCAATATAGCTCATCGTATGATGCAACGGGCTCGTATCTTGCGCCATACATAACAACCATAGGATTATATCAAGATAATCAGCTTGTTGCGGTAGGTAAACTTGGGCGTCCAATCAAGAATTTAATCGATTGGCCAGTCAATATTGTCGTCCGTTTTGATACTTAACACTATATTTATAATAAACAATAGGAGAAATTATATATGCATCCCGGTTCAACAACACCATCAAAAACAGTAGAAAGACATTCACTAAAGAATACTTTGGAGTCTATATACAAAGAGTCAAAGGCCATCAACACTGGCGGCGGTGATGCCAAACAAGCAGGTAAACCGTCCTTTCAATCGACTCACCTTCTTGGCGAAAAAGACTTGGATTTCCAACCAGACTTGGGAGCTGGAGGTATAGCCAACGACCAAAAGTCCAACGCGCTGTATAATTGGAACAACGGCAATACTTTGCTTCCAAATTTCAATGGAAAGAACACGTTGCCTGTAGTTAAGTACGCCCCAAGCGGTCGTTTGTAATATTATAAAAAGGTTATATGAAAGTGTTGGGACTTGACCTCTCGACCACTTGCTGTGGTTGGGCTGTTACTGAAAATAAACAAATATTAGGATGTGGATTTGTTGATATTTCTAAGGTGGATGATTATGCCACAAAGGCAGATCTTATTATAAAAACGTTGGTTGGATATACTTTTGAGAAAATAATGATAGAAGAAAGTTTGTTTGGCTTTGCTGGTGGAGGTACTTCACAGCAAGTTATAATCAAACTCGTAAAGAACAAGGCGGTCATTGGTTATATTCTTGAAAACCATTATAAAGTAAAAGTAGATAGCATACATGCTCAAACAGCACGCAAGAAGGCACTTGGCGCGGCTCGTGTTAAAGGCTTAAAACCTAAAGTGTTTGTTAAAGAAAGTATAGATAAGATGTATGATATGAAGAAATGGACCGTTCTTAATAAAAAGGGCAATGAAGAAAAGCGAATGGAAGATGTCAGAGATGCTATTGTGTTGAGTTTGGCTGGTTGATTTCTATTTCAGCGTTATATTTATTTAATTATAACCATTTAAAACATATATGAAAAAAAGCGAACTAAAGCAATTGATTAGAGAAGTAATTAAAGAAGTTGGTCAGCAAGCAGGTGAGCAAGCAGGTGATGTAAAAGCTAAAGACTTGAACATAAGATTTAATTTTGTTGTTGGTGACCAGAATATTTCATACGGAGACATGAACCGCAGAAACTGGTTTAATGGTGCCATCAAGACAATATATTACAACAGAGAAAGAGATTATTTGGAATTTCAAGGGGAGTATACAGGAGAAATGGATAACAAAAATGTACAGGGCCAATTTATGTTTAATATGAAAAATTTCCTAGAGGGAGGCACAGCCGCAGGAGCCCAAACAACCGGCGCTGGCATTCTTAGAGGTTTTTGGCAAAATACTGATATTTACGATTTCATTCCTGACAGAAAAGATAAACGCGGAGGAATTGACGGTGCTATATTTATACCAGACCCAGGCAGGGAAGTGTTGCGTTATTTAAAACAAAAATTTGAAAAAGGCGACAATAATTTTAAAGATCTCGAACGCAGATATGTCCCAACCTTATAACTTTATACACTATAAAACATATTACAAGAAAAGAACTAAAACAATTGATTAGAGAAGTAATCGAAGAAGTTGGGCAACAATATTGGGATGAAGATACAGCGTTGAACAAGCTACCATTCAATATAATCGTTGGCGAAGAAAACATACTAAAAAAACAGTGGTTTGAAAGCGTGATAACCCATTTGTATTATAGAAAAGAAGATAAATTTTTGAGACTCGACGGTACATATAAAACTGCCGACGGAAGCGGAGCGGGAAGATTCTCTGTTTTTGTTGAAAAAGATGGAACAATTGGCGCTGAAACAAATGGTGCAGTTCAAGGACATTGGTCAGGTAAATTGGACGATGGACTCCCATTCAACCCCAAGAAAGAAAAACCAAAACACACCCTGTATTTGAGCGGAGACGCAACAAGATTTGTCAAGCGAGAAATGAAAAGATCTTAATAAACAAAACCCGCCAAATACGGCGGGTTTTTTATTGGTTGACTGATTAAAGGTTTTGTGTATAGTGATGCGGTAAATGTCATCACTAAAAATAACAGAGCTTACCAGCCTTCTGAATAGAGCATTTAAGGAACAGGGGCTGTTGCGCAAAGGCAATAATTTGACATTTCATTGCTTTAGTTGCCACCACAGAAAAAGAAAACTGGAGGTGTGTCTTGACGAGCCCCACGCTTGGCACTGTTGGACCTGTGATATTAAAGGGCGTGGATTATATTGGCTGTTCAAGCGAATGAATGTAGCGTCCGATATATTGGACAAAGTAAAGGATAATGACCGATATATCGGACGTAAGGCAAACTTATCAGAGTTTGATGCTAAACTCGCCACTCTAAACAACACGGCGCAGCATGAGTCAAGTGAGCTATTAAATCTTATGCCAGAGTTCAAGAGTTTGGCAGAGAATGATGGTAGCATTGAATATAAGATTGCATTAAATTATGCAAAGAAGCGCAAGTTGACATTCTGTGACATTATCAAACATAACATTGGATATTGCGCCAAAGGAATATTTGCTAATCGTGTTGTGTTTCCGTCATATGACAAAGACAACAACTTAAACTTTTATAGTTGCCGCAGCTATTATGATGACGGCTACAAATATAAGAATAGCGAATTTAGCAAGAACATCATTGGCTTTGAGAACCTCATCGACTTTGATTTCCCAATTTATCTATGCGAAGGTGCGCTTGATGCCATTGCGCTCAAACGAAATGCCATTCCGTTGTTTGGCAAGACAATGAGCCAAAAGCTCAAGACCGCTATCATAGAAAGCAAATGTCCAGAAGTGAACATTGTGTTGGACGATGATGCATTGCCCGACGCAATAAGAATTGCGCAGTATATAAACAAAATAGGAAAAGTTGCCAAGATTGTAAAGTTGGAAGGTAAAGATCCTAACGTGCTTGGCTTTGTTAAAACAACTGAGCAGATCAAAAAAACAGAAGTGCTTGACTTTAGTTCACTTATCAAGTTAAGATTGGAGTAATATATGAATATAATAAGTATGTTCTAACACTTTTTGTTCTAACAACATATATTTATGTTTATATGAACAATACAAACACAACATCCTCATGGGAAGAAAAAAAACAAGAACTCCACAATCAATCCGAGAAGACAATCGGAAGCGAGCAAAACTATACTATAATCGTAACAGAGCACTTGTCTGTAAAAACAGAATGGATCGTTATTGGAGATCAAAAGAAGCGAATCCGCCATTGCCCGAAGTGTAATAAAATGCTGATATACGAGTCAAAGCGTGGCTATTTTAATAGCAAAAAGAAAAAATCTTTATGTAGCGTCTGCGCGACAGGTGAGAGGCTTCTAAAGTTTGGATTGACACTTCCTTCAAAAAAGGGAGTTAAACTCACGACGGAACACAGAAAAAAAATAGGAAGTGCTGTGGCCGAGCGTCACAGGATTACTCCACACCCCATGCTGGGAAAAAAGCATTCCGAAGAGACCATAAACTTACTAAAAGACCTCAGTTCCGGCAAAAATAATGCTATGTATGGTAAAAATCATACGATGGAAACTCGTATGAAAATCAGCGAAACAAGAAAGCGTAAAAAAATACCCGGTCCAAAAATATCAGAAGAAGCAAAACAAAAACTTCGTATAAAAAGAATACAAGAAATATCAAAAGATAAATACAACGGCCATCAAATCATACCATCATACAACAAAAAATCATGCAAGTTTTTTGAAAAAATGGAAACATTACTTGGTTGGAATGGATTTTTTGCCACAAAAAACAGAGAATACCACGTAAAAGAACTTGGATATTTTTTGGATTATTATGAACCAAAAAAGAACATTGTACTTGAGTGGGATGAAAATCACCATTTTAATCCAGATGGTACTCTAAAAGAAGAAGACGTTGTGCGGCAAAAAGAAATACAAACGCTGCTTGGCTGCAAGTTTTACAGAATAAGAGAAAAAGATTTTGATGAGCGATTGGTGATAAATGAAATACAAACTTTATGATAGATACATTTGAGAAACTAAATACTAAAATGGACCGAGTGGAATGTATTGTCCACGTGGCCGATGTTCACATTCGTTTAACTAAACGGCATGAAGAATACCGAGAAGCATTTGATAAGTTGTATTCGGAAGTTAAGAAAACTCCAGAAAATACAATAGTTATTATAGTTGGAGATTTGTGTCACTCAAAAGTGGACCTTGGACCTGAGTGCGTGCAACTGATGAGTGAGTTTTTGAAAACGCTCGCAGACATTCGTCCCACAATACTTGTTGCCGGAAATCATGATTGTCTTCTTACTAATGCGGCGCGATTGGATAGTTTGACACCAATCGTCAATGCACTAAACCACAGCAACCTCTTTTACCTCAAAGAAAGCAAGTTGTATGGATTTGCCAACATTCTTATCAACAACATGTGCATTTTCACAGACCATACAGAGTTTGTAAAAATGAAAGATGTATCAAAGAAAATCAAGACGGAGTTTGATACAAAGATTGCTCTTTTTCACGGTGGAGTTCTAAATGCCAAAACAGATATTGGTTATACAATAACCGATAAGCGTATTACGAATGAGATGTTTGACGGTCATGACATGGCATTATTGGGTGACATTCATATGATGCAGGACTTGCAACAATATGATAGAGTGAATGAAAAACCAATTATCCGATTTGTGGGTTCTCTCATACAACAAAATCACGGCGAGGCATTGACTGGTCACGGCATTTGTTTGTGGGATGTAAAGAATAGAGCATATAAGCACGTTGAAATAGCAAATGATTATGGCTATTTTACTATTGATATTGATGACGGCAAGTTGGTTACAGATATAACAGACATGCCGAAGAAGCCAAAGTTGCGTGTTCGTTGTAAAGAGACCATCGCATCCGAAGTAAAGAAAGTCATCAATGAAATCAAGAAAACGCATGAAATAAGCGACATTATTTATATGCGTGTTGATGGCGATGATGCCGCAAAAGTAGCCGCAGTTCAATCCGCTGCTAACTTAAGTCAGATCACCAGCATAGAATATCAAAACAAACTTATCAGTGAGTGTTTAAAAGCAAAGTATACAGAAATCATGGATGATGATACTTTGGATGCTGTTCATAAGATCAACAAAGACCTCAACGCCGATTTGAGCAAAGAAGATACGTCTCGTAATATTCGTTGGAAGCCAATCAAGTTTGAGTTCAGCAATATGTTTAGTTA